TTAATCTGATATATTCACCCAAACCGTATCGGCCAGGTTGACCGAGGAATCCAAGGATTCATAAATGTTAGAAGAAGTACCAGCGGAGTCACTACCCGTGCCAGAACAGGAAGCAACGGCTGCACCTGCGACTGAAGTTCAAACGCCGGAAACGCCAGAAGCAGCGACCAAGACATTCTCGCAAGAGGAACTTGACGCAGCAATTGGCAAACGCCTTGCAAGAGAGCAACGTAAGTGGGAACGAGAGCAAGCGCAGCGCCAGGTGGAAACACAGGTGCTAAGGTCTGCCCCAACAGCATCCGCTGATCAGTTTGAGTCTACCGAAGCGTACACGGAAGCGTTGACGCTACAGAAGGCCGAAGAACTGATTGCAAAGCGTGAAGCTGCCAAGCAGCACTCTGCTATTCTCGAAAGCTATCAGGAGCGCGAAGAAGCAGCGCGGGACAAGTACGATGACTTTGAACAAGTCGCCTACAACCCAAAACTGCCAATCACGAACGTGATGGCTGAAACGATTCAGTCTTCGGACGTTGGGCCTGATATAGCTTACTATCTCGGCGCTAACCCCAAAGACGCGGAACGCATCTCACGCATGACGCCGCTCGGCCAAGCGAAAGAGATTGGAAAGATTGAGGCCAAATTGGCCGCAGAACCTCCGGTCAAACGAACAACGTCAGCGCCAACGCCGATTTCACCTGTTACCGCCCGAGCCACTGGTTCGCCAGCACTTGACACTACAGACCCACGCTCTATCAAGAGCATGACAACCTCGCAGTGGATTGAAGCTGATAGGGCACGCCAGATGAAAAAGCTCGAAGCACTGCGTACCCGCTAACTTTTTTTAGGAAATTTACAAATGTCAAACTCGATTCTTACCATCGACATGATCACACGGAAAGCTCTCGAAATCCTTGAGAACAACCTTGTGCTCACCCGTAACGTCAATCGCCAGTACGACGACAGCTTTGCTGTTGAAGGCGCTAAGATTGGCTCCACCCTGCGTATCCGTCTGCCTGACCGCGCTCTGGTTACTGACGGTGCCGCCCTGCAAGTTCAGGACGACAACGAGCAGTTCACCACCCTGACTGTTGCCCAGCAAAAGCACATCGGCGTCAACTTCACATCTGCTGAATTGACCATGCAGTTGGACGACTTCGCAGAGCGTGTTCTCAAGCCGCGTATCAGCCAGTTGGCCTCCAGCATTGATGCTGACGTTGCCAATGCGTACAAAACCATCGGCAACACCGTTGGCACGCCAGGCACCACCCCTTCGACTTCGCTGGTGCTGCTCCAAGCCCAACAGAAGCTGAACGAGAACGCGGCTGTGATGAACCCACGCTACGCTACCGTCAACCCAGCGGCCAACGCTGGTCTGGTTGAAGGTATGAAAGGTCTGTTCAATCCGACTGACACTGTTTCCAAGCAGTTCCGCAACGGTATGATGGGCACTGGCGTGTTGGGCTTTGATGAAGTCAACATGTCTCAGTCGATCAAGCAGCACACCACTGGCTCACGTAGCGCAAGCGCTTCCACACTGGTGAAGACCCCAGGCGTTACTGCCGAAGGCGCTTCTACCATTCTGCTGGAACAAGGCTCAGTGTCTACCACCATCAAAGCTGGTGACGTGTTCACAGTCAGTGCTTGCAATGCTGTCAACCCACAAACCCGTGAGTCCACTGGTTCGCTGTTCCAGTTTGTTGCTCTGGCTGACGCCACCGCTTCGTCCGGCACTTGGACTGTGACTGTTGCACCGATGTACTCGGCCAACCACGCTCTGGCTACTGTGGATGTGCTGCCTGCAACTGGTGCAACTGTGACCTTCGTGGGCGCGGCTTCTACTCAGTACGCTCAGAACTTGGTCTACCACAAGGATGCCATCACGTTCGCCACTGCTGACCTGTTGCTGCCACAAGGCGTTGACATGGCTGCACGTGCCGTTCACAACGGTATCAGCTTGCGCGTTGTTCGTCAGTACGACATCAACAACGACCGTATGCCTTGCCGTATTGACGTTCTGTATGGTTTCAGTACCATCCGTCCACAAATGGCTTGCCGCATCTGGGGCTAAACCTAATGCCCCTTCGGGGGCGTTTTTTAAATTTTTTTTAAGGAAATTATCATGGCTCTTCCTAATGGCGCTGGTGGCTACCAGCTTGGTGACGGCAATATCGGTGAAGCTGTTCTGTCGGTTCAAGGCGCTCCTACTGCCGTGGCTGCTGCCGCGACAATGACGGCTGCTGAACTGTCTAATGGCTTGTTTGTGTTCAACGGCGCTGCCGGTAATCTGACTTTGCCCACCGTGGCACTGGTAGAAGCCGACATCACAGCCGCGTCAAAAGTCAACGCCTCTTTTGACTTCATCATCATCAATATTGATGCTTCCGGTTCTGATTCAGTCACTTTGGCTGCTGGTACTGGTTGGACAATTGTTGGTGTTGCTGCGGTAGCTGTTAATACCTCTGCCCAGTTCCGCGCCCGTAAAACCGGCGATGGCACTTGGACTGCATACCGTATTGCCTAAACCAAATGGGGCTTCGGCCCCGTTTTTAAGGAAACATCATGCCAAATACTAAAGCTGTAGGCGTTGCGTATAGCGACCCTGAATTTGATAGCGTAACCGTTACCGGCGCGTCAGCGTTGCAAGCGGTAACCGCTACGACCATAACCGCTACAACCCTAGCTGGCACTTCAACTGGCGCCATTCGTCTTCCTGTTGCTGCTGTTGCGGCGGCTGGCAGTACTCAAGGCAATGCTGCTGCACTAGCTGAAGGTTTGAACGTTGTCTCTGCTGCTGACGGCACAAAAGGCGTTAGATTGCCTACGGCTGTTGCTGGTATGGTAGTTATTGTTAAAAACACCGCTGCCGGAGCGCTGAATATCTATCCCGCCACTGGCGGGGCAGTTAATGCAGTTGCGGCTAACGGTGCGTATAGCATCACAAACCTTACCAGTTCGTTGTTGGTGGCATCTTCCACCACCCAGTGGTATTCTGTTCCATTGGTAGCATCCTAACCAAATGGGGGCTTCGGCCCCCGTTTTTCTATGAACATTTATCTTCAGCACCCCGTCCACGGAACCAAAGTTGCCACTATGGAACTTGAAGCCGTGTTTGATGAAACAAACGGCTGGACACGCTACAATCCCGACATGCCTTCAGAACCTGAAGAAGCAGTCAATGCGCTGGAAGTCAAGCGCAAGTACACACGTAAGGCTGTAGCCGAAGGAGTCTGAAATGGCCGTTTACACCGCTGGCGATCAAATCAATCGCGCACTTCGCCTGCTAGGCGTATTGGCCGAAAATGAAACGCCATCGGCGGCTATGTCGCAAGACGGTCTGATGGCGATGAACCAGATGATCGACTCTTGGGATACTGAGCGGCTGTCTGTCTTTTGCACACAAGATCAAATTTTTACGTGGCCTGCCGGCGAGTACATCCGCACGCTCGGCCCTTCGGGTAATTTTGTGGGGCTGCGCCCCGTGCTGCTGGACGAGGCGACTTACTTCCGCGACCCTGGCACGAACGTGTCGTTCGGCATCAAGTTTATCAACCAGCAGCAGTACAACGGCATCGCGGTCAAGACCGTAACCAGCACCTATCCGCAAGTGATCTTTGTGAACATGGGTTTCCCCGATGTCACGATGTCGATCTACCCCCGCCCCACACGCGATTTGGAATGGCACTTTGTGTCGGTTCAAAAGCTGGACGAGCCTGCCGCGTTGGTGACTGACTTGTTTTTCCCGCCAGGTTACTTGCGCGCGTTCACCTACAACTTGGCGATGGAGATAGCGCCAGAGTACGGCGTTGAGCCAAGCCCCCAAGTGCAGCGTATTGCCATGACAAGCAAGCGCAATATCAAACGCATCAACAATCCTGATGATGTGATGTCAATGCCATACGCCATTGTGGCAACTCGTCAGCGGTTTAACATCTACGCCGGAAATTACTGATGAAAACGCCAATCCTTGGCTCATCGTATGTCGCCCGCAGCATCAACGCTGCCGACAACCGCATGGTCAATTTGTTCCCCGAAGTCATTCCAGAGGGCGGCAAAGAGGCAGGTTTTTTGTCGCGTTGCCCTGGCCTGAAATATCTTCAGACGGTCGGCACCGGCCCTGTTCGCGGCTTGTGGGCACACCAGACCAACGGGTCTGACTTCTATGTCGCGTCAGGCCAAGAATTTTACAAAGTTAGCAGTCTGACCGGCACGCCCACGCTGCTGGGCACCATCTCGGGCACGGGGCCGGTATCTATTGCTGACAACGGCACGCAGTTGTTTATTGCCTGCAATCCGCGCAGCTACATCTACAACGAGGTGCTGAACACCTTTGCCGAAATCACGGACATTGACTTCCCAGGCGCGGTGACGGTCGGCTACTTGGACGGCTACTTTGTGTTCAACGAGCCGGACAGCCAAAAATTCTGGGTGACGCAATTGTTTGAGGGCACTCAAGTTGACCCGCTGGACTTTGCCAGTTCCGAAGGCTCACCTGACGGCCTAGTCGGCATAATTGTTGACCACCGCGAAGTTTGGCTGTTTGGTACAGACTCGGTTGAAGTTTGGTATGACGCCGGCTTGGCTGACTTTCCTTTGGCCCGCATTCAAGGCGCGTTCAATGAGATCGGCTGCGTAGCGGCGTTTTCCATCGCCAAGCTAGACAACGGCTTGTTTTGGCTGGGCACAGACGCCCGTGGGCAAGGCATTGTCTACCGTGCCAACGGCTACACCGGCCAACGCATCTCTACCCACGCAATCGAATACGCCATCGCCCAATACGGCAACATCTCGGACGCGGTGGCTTACACGTACCAGCAAGAAGGCCACGCTTTCTACGTGCTGACGTTCCCTAGCGGCAACGCCACTTGGGTCTACGATGTCGCCACCCAAGCTTGGCACGAACGCGCTGGTTGGGACAACGGCCAATTTACCCGCCATCGGTCAAACTGCCAGTGCAATTTTGGCGGCAACATCATTGTGGGCGACTATGAAAACGGCAACATCTATGTCTTTGACTTGGATGTGTACTCCGACAACAACGACATTCAAAAATGGTTGCGGTCATGGAGGGCCATTCCTACCGGCCAGAACACCCTCAAACGCTCGTCGCAGCACAACCTTCAGCTTGATTGCGAAGCTGGCGTAGGCATCAACTTAGGCCAAGGCCAAGACCCTCAAGTCATGCTGCGCTGGTCTGACGATGGTGGGCACACATGGTCAAACGAGTACTGGCAATCAATCGGCAAGATCGGCCAATATTTCAAACGCTGCATTTGGCGCCGGCTGGGCATGACGCTCAAGCTGCGCGACCGCGTTTATGAGGTGTCGGGCACTGACCCCGTGAAGATAACCATCTTGGGCGCGGAAGTCTTTGTAACGCCGACCAATGCCTGAAAATAACATAACGAACATACCTTCGTCGCGTGTCGAGCTTATCGATCCACGCACGGGGTTGATGTCGCGTCAGTGGTATCGCTTTTTTCTAAACCTGTTTGACCTGACGGGTTCTGGCAACAACATCACATCGTTGGATGACTTGCAAGTAGGCCCACCAAGCGGTGGCGGGGAAAGCGCGTTTGGTACGGTGACTTCGGTTGCCATGACAGTGCCCACGGGCCTGTCAGTTGCAGGCTCACCAATCACTTCAGCGGGCACGCTGGCCGTGTCCTACAGCAGCGGGTACTCCATCCCTACAACGGCCAAGCAAACGCAATGGGACACCGCGTATGTTGAGCGCCAGCAATGGGACGGCGGGGCCACCAACCTGGTTGCGGCCACTGGCCGTACATCGCTTGGGGCTACGACTGTCGGCGGCAATTTCTTTACGCTGCCCAACCCCAGCGCAATCACTTTTGTCCGCATCAATGCCGACAACACTGTTTCCACGCTGGATGCGGCGACTTTTCGCACGGCCATCGGCGCGGGCACTGGCAGTGGCACGGTCACATCGGTCAGCGGCACTGTTGGCAACATAACCAGCACGGGCGGCGCAACACCTGTCATTGACTTAGCCAGCGGCATTGTTACCGCAGGCACTTACGGCTCAAGCGCGCTGATTCCGGTGGTTACGGTGGACACCTATGGCCGCGTGACTACAATCACCACTGCCGCCAACCCACAAGGCACAGTCACCTCTGTTTCCGGCACGGGCACAGTTAGCGGGTTAACCCTAACAGGCACTGTCACCAGTTCCGGCAGCTTGACGCTGGGCGGCACGCTGGCAGTTACCGCGTCCAATTTTGCGTCTCAAACGGCCAATACGTTCTTGGCCGCGCCCAACGGGTCGGCGGGCGCCCCCACCTTCCGCGCCATCGTCGCCGCCGATGTGCCTACGCTTAACCAGAACACCACTGGCACCGCCTCAAACGTGACGGGCACCGTAGCCATTGCCAACGGCGGCACGGGCCAGACAACGGCGGTTAACGCCTTTGACGCTTTGTCGCCGGCCACCACCAAGGGCGACTTAATTGTCTCCAACGGCACAGACAACGTGCGTTTGGGTGTTGGCGCGGACACGTTTGCCCTGGTGGCCGACTCGGCTGCTGCCACGGGCGTCAAATGGGCTTCCGTGGGCGCGTCTTTGACGATTGCCAACGACACCACAACGGCTACAAACCTGTACCCGACCTTTTTGACGGCCACCTCGGGCACGGCGACCACGCTGTACACCGGCAACGCCAAGCTGCTCTACAAGCCGTCTACGGGCGAACTTACCTCCCCCGCGCACATATCCAGCAATGGCATCACAATTAACAGCACTACAGTGTCTACCAGCTATACTATCGCCAGCGGGAGTGCTGGTGTGTCGGCGGGGCCGATGACAATTTCTAGCGGTGTTGTAGTGACCGTATCCTCCGGTTCGCGTTGGGTTGTCTTGTAAAAGGATTGGCGTATGACCGTAACAGCAAAAAATTTGGTGCCGGCCAAGATCGTTGAAGCTACGCAAACAACGCAGTACACGGCCAATGGCGTCACAACGATCATTGACAAATTCACCGCCACCAACTTTAGCGCCAGCACTGCAACAATCAGCGTAAATTTTGTGACTTTGGCTGGGTCAGCAGGCAACTTGAATTTGATCACCAAAGAAAAGTCGTTGTCGGCGTCTGAGGTGTACACTTTTCCAGAACTGGTAGGCCAGATCATTCCACCAGGCGGGTTCATCTCAACAGTCGCCGGCACAGCCAGCGCCATCAACATGCGCGTCAGCGGCAGGGAAATATCTTAATGATTGTTCGTGACGCTACCGAAGCCGATTTGCCGCAGTACATTGTATTGGCCGAGTCATTTCACTTGGCTTCACCTATGCACGGCGTTATTGATTTTGATCCAGTTGGCTACTCTAATTTTTATGCGGAAGCAATTCAAAACGACTCAATAGGTGTTTGGCTGGCCGAAATTGATGGGGAGATTGTCGGAATAGCGGGGGCGCTATCGTACCCGCTGTACTTCAACCCGTCTGCAACTGTGGTTCAAGAGTTGTGGTGGTGGTTAACGCCGAAATCGCGGGGCAGTGGCGCGGGCGGTAAAATGTTCAAACAAATTGAACAATGGGCTGAAGATCGCAACGCTTCAGCGCTTTTTATGATTGCTCTAGAAGACAATCGGGCAAAAAAGATGGAAAATCTATACGTTCGTGCGGGGTTTAAGCCGATGGAACGAACTTTCATTAAAGAGGTCACGTCATGGCAATAGGAACATCGCTAGCTATTCTTGGGGGCACTATTGGCGCCGCGTTGATTGGCAGCAATGCGGCCAGCAAAGCCGGAAGCGCGCAAGCACAAGCAGCGGAAAAAGCAGGCGATCTTAGCTTGCTGGTTGCAGAGCGCCAAATTGAATCACAAGAGAAGCAATTTGCGGCGCAGGCAGCGCTTCAAGAGCCTTGGCGTCAGGCCGGTATAGGCGCGCTCAACAAGTTGCAAACAGCCTCCGATTACACGCCGTTTGGCACTGCTCAATTTGAAGCCGACCCAGGCTATGCGTTTCGCTTGGCCGAAGGCCAGAAGGCGCTTGACAGGTCAGCCGCTGCACGCGGCGGTTTGATCTCTGGCAGCGCGCTAAAAGCAGCTACGCGTTACGGCCAAGAGATGGGGACGCAAGAATACCAGAACGCTTTCAACCGCTATCAAGCTGAACGGTCTGCCAAACTTGGCCCATTGCAGTCGCTGGCCGGTGTCGGCCAGACCGCAACGCAAGCGCTGGGCGCTGCGGGCCAGTCAATGACCAGCGGGGTTAATGCCGCGCTGGGTAACTACGGCGCGCAAGCTGGGGCTGCTATGGGCGCTGCCGCGCAGGCCCGCGCTTCTGGCTACATGGGCGGTGTTAACGCGCTGTCACAGGGTTTGGGCCAGTACATAAATTACAGCCAAGGTCAAGACCGCAATGCTTTGCTGTCGCGTGCTATTGATGGCGGGTACAACATAGGCACAGAGCCTTACTCTGGCTACAACGCTTCTATTGGACTTTAATCATGGCACTTGTAAACCCCAACATTGCGATGAGTTTTCGCGCACCAGAGATTCAGCAGCCAAACATGTTGGCTGACTATGCTGCAATACAGCAGATTCAAGGTGGACGGCAAGCGCAAGAAATGAACGCGTTGAAGATGCAAGAAGCGCAAGCAGCCCTGCAAGAGCGTAACGCGCTGCGTCAGCTTAACCCTGCGGCAGCGGATTACGAAAACCAACTGTTCCGCGTAAACCCAACATTAGGAATTGCGTATCGCAAAGAAGCAGCGGCTACCGCCGCACAACAAGCAGCAGCTACAGCCAGCCAAGCAGCAGCGGCTAAATCAGGATTTGACCTCAAAGCCGCGCAACGTAAATTTGGCGATGATCTTAAACGCAGTTTGTCTTCTAACCCATCTGATGAAAACATTATTGCGTTTGGTCAAGATGCGCTGATTCAGGGGCTGTACACGCCAGAGCAAGTAGAGTCTACGGTTGCCCAATTGTTGGCGTTGCCTCTACCAGACCGCACACGCGTTCTTTCGCAAGCAGGCGCAAGCGCCGCCGATCTAAAGCCGCCTGCGCCCGCCGCACCGCCTAGCATGGTGGCTGAGTACACTTTTGCCAAAACGCCTGATGGCGGCGGTTTTAAAGGCTCATTCCAAGACTTTGTTACCGCCCGCGCTGCTGCTGGCCGCGCACCCGCCGCACCTCGCCCAGACCAGCCGCCAGTTGCGGTTGTCGATCCTGTGACCGGCAAGCCTGTGTACGTTACTAGAGAGCAAGCGCTGTCAGGAAAAATGACGCCTGCCAACGCAATGGAAGGCTTGGCGCCAAAAGAAATTCAAGCGCGTGAAGCTAAGTATCCCGCTGCCACATCTGCGGTCAAGACGTTTGAATCAAGCGCAGATAAATTGGCTGCTGATTTGGACAAGCTGGCGACTCATCCTGGCTTGTCTGGAATCTCAGGTTTGATTTATGGCCGCACACCGGCAATTACCAAAGACGCTCGCGCAGCGCAATCGTTGTACGACAGTATTGTTGCTCGCGGTGGTTTTCAAGAACTACAAAATATGCGCGCTTCGTCGCCTACTGGCGGCGCGTTGGGCAACGTATCAAACCAAGAAGGCCAATACTTGCGTGATGCGTTTGCGCCTATTAACCGTACGCAAGACACTACCGATTTGAGCCAGTCGTTAAAAGACGCGGCTGTCGCAACCCGCACGTCTAAACAGCGCGTGCGCGATGCGTATGACATGACCTATGATTACAAAACTCAAGGTAAAGCACCCGCGCCAGCATTGTCGCCAATAGATAAGCAAGCATTAGAATGGGCAAACTCAAATTCTGCTGACCCACGCGCAGCGGCAATTAAGCAACGATTGGGGATGTGACATGGCCGGCTTTGACCCCGATGCTTACCTAGCTAAAAAGCCTAGCGCCGCACCGCCAGCGTTTGATCCTGACGCGTACCTTGCCGCCGTTGCAGCGCCTAGCGGCGGTGTTTCCACTGGCCCGCGTGCTACGGGCACTATGGTGGATCAAATCCCAGGCTATGGCGGGCCAGTGCCTGCTGCGGATACCACGCCACCATTGACGACAGGCCAAAAAATATACCGCACTGTGCGGCCTGTTGTTGCACCCACGATTGAAGCGCTTGGCACCGCTGGCGGCGCTGCGCTTGGCACGTTCCTTGGCCCCGCTGGCACAGTTGGCGGTGCTGGCCTTGGCTACGGTATGGCTAAAGAAGGTTTGGAGTTGGCCGATGTGGCAATGGGCATGAAGGCGCCGCGCCAAGGCGCAGCCCAAGTTACCGAACCCGTTCGTAATGTTCTTGAAGGTGCTACGTTTGAGGCCGGTGGTCGTGTGGTGGGGCAAGGGCTTGGTTATGTTGGCGGCAAGATTGCCGATCTGCGCCAGATTCCAAAACAAAAAGCCGCAGAGATTGCCCGTAACGCTCTTGGCCCAGATTTGCCGGAAGTGCTGAACGCGCTCAAGGCCGCGCAAGGCCAGCC